TCATTGTGGTTTTGAGATAGATAGGGATGTAAATGCTGCAAAAAACATATTGGCATTGGGGTTACAATGCGTTGGGAATGATTTTTGCCCATAAAAGCTCACATATTGTATGAGTGGGAATAATCACATGGATAGAAAAAGTGTTATTAATAGAGGAAAATAAAAATATGGAATGGAACAAAGACATGTTTATTCGTGAGATTGCTCATCGGGCAGATTTTACGATTGGGGATATTAAAATTGTTTGGGGTGTAATTGAAGATATTTTCAAGGACATTATTGCTAACGAAGATGAACTGAAATTGGTTGGATTGTTTCATCTTTATGTGAGGACAATACGTCCTCGAATGGGATGTAAAAAAGGATATACGCCTATTCAAGGCGGAGAGTATCAAGAAGAAATGCTACCCGAAGCCAAACGAATTGTATCAAGCTGGAGCAAGAGTTTGTTGAGTTTGATTGGCAAAGAGGAAGAATCTGAGGAGGAATAATGGCACTTATTTTTATTGGAAAAAATGACATTCCCGCATATTTAGCTTTGAGTACGGACGTTTCTGGCTCAAAGATAGATGGTGCGATACAAATTGGAAAAACTGTTTACTTGACTGATACGTCGGAATGGAAAATTATTACATCAGATCAAACCTTGGTAGATTATGTAATTCCTGCCAATCAAAGTTAAATAAAATATTCATCGTGGCTTTCGTTGTAACTCAATTTAGAGGCAAATTATGGCTTTTGCAGAAAAAGAAATAAAAGATTTGAATAGGATGTATGATTAATATATACGAATATTATCTGGTACGGCGCAAGCATTTTATTGATAATTTATTATTTTTTGAGTCTTGCGCCCATAAACACATGGGGTTTGGGAAAGTCGAATCGCTGGTTGGCTTCCGGCACTATTACTAGAGCCTCGCACTCAGGTCAGAGACCTCCTTATGCCAAGGTTGGAAAGGTTTATCCTTGTCCGTAAAACCGAGTGTCCATGTGTATCTTTTCCGCACCGTTAGTATAGTGGTATTACCTTGCCTTTGTAACGCAAAAACAGTGGTTCAATTCCACTACGGTGCTTTGCCCTGCTCTAACAAAACATTTTCAAAGGAGATTAAAAATTGAAAGAGCATATTTTTACAGATTGTTTAAGGCATCAGCAGGAAAGTAATGGGAAACCATTTTGGAATGAGTTGCTTGAAAAATATCGAAATGATGGGTTTACAAATGCAGAACAATTGAGAAGTCAATTTAGGAAAGAAAAGAAACGTAGGGGAATGGTAGATAATAATATGTCTCAAGATAATTATAGAGAGACAATCGAAGTGAAGTCGGATGGTAGTATTTCGTCTGATAAGCTGATTATGATTTGCGAAGAAGATTTGAAAATTCCTTTTCGGCTTTTGGAATTACATAATTTTGATCCAGAAGCATGGGAATTGACTTACGCAAAAAATAATATGTGGCACATGCAGCAAAAGGGTGGCACTAGGTTATTGTGCTATCAATCCAAGATTACAGCAAAACCAAGGCGTATTCCTGAATTGAGCAAAGAAACGATTGATAAGATTTTTGAAAATCTTGATGGTCGGGAGTTTGCTCCCGTAGGGTTGATGCAAGTATCAAATAGTGGCAAGTCTTTGATTGTTGCTATGTCTGATTTTCATCTTGGATTATTCGCTACCGATAAAACGACTGGCAATGATTATAATATTGAAATTGCAGAGCAGATGTACCTAAGTGCTTTGAATCAAATAAAAGATAGAGTTTCAAACAGTTCTTTTGAGGAGGTTGTTTTCCTTGTCGGGAATGACTGGATGAACTCTGATAATCTGAACAATACAACCACAGCCGGAACTCCTCAAGATAGTTCTGACTTCTGGTTTGAGTTGATTGATAAAAGCATAGAGTTGATTGCCATTGGCGTAAATACTTTATTAGAGATTGCTCCGGTAAAAGTTTATAACATCGTTAGCAACCATGATGAACACAGCATGTATTCTATTATGAAAACAATTGAAGTCATGTATAAGAATAATGAGAATGTTGTTGTGGACACATCGCCCCTTTCTCGTAAGTATTATCGTTTTGGTAAAAACCTGATTGGTTTTTCACACGATCTAAACAAGAATAGGGCGCTTGAGATTATGAGCATGGAAACGAAGCAGTATTGGGCTGAATGTGAACACTTTTATTACTTCCTGGCTCACCTGCACACCGCTATGACGTATGAGAAAAAGGGTGTTTTAGAGATTTACAGGACTCCTACTATTTCAGGGTTTTCACGTTGGAGCAGCAAAAAGGGATTCGTTCAATCAGAACGAAAAATGCAATGTTTTGTTTTAGATAAAGAGGATGGCATTACAGACGTAATGAACATTCTTGTAAAGTAATTATCTTAAAAGAGTCTATTTTGTAGGCTCTTTTTTGGTTTAAAAGGAATAACAATGCCAAGGTCAAAAAGAAAAACAAGCGAGGTGCAACCCGAATATTATTGCCGAAAATGTACAAGGGATAGAGTTGCAAGGTTTTTTTATACAGCCACCAACTCATTGCTTGATACAAATGGATATATGTCTGTTTGCAAAGACTGCATAAATGATATGTATGATAGTTTCATGCAAACAGAATTATCTGTCGAAGCAACTATTCTGAGGTTGTGCAGATTGCTTGATGTGAAATACGAAGAAGAAGCCGTTGGTTCTACAAAACTTCAATTATCAACTTATGAAGCAAAGGGTAAGCCAATGAGCAACATATTTGGAGTATATAAATCCAAATTAGCTGCCACAAAGCATTTGGGTCAAACTAAAGAAGATGCTCCAAAGTTTTTAGATTTGACATTTTCTGAACCTGATATTGAAATCAAGGAAAAGATTCATAGAGAAGCCTATAAAGATATGGCATATCTTGAAAAGATTTGGGGCGCAAGCACCGGATTGAATAAAGATGATTATGAATTTCTTGAAGAAGAATATGGCAAATGGGCAGGGGTAATAGGAAATGTTACCCATGCCGAAGAAGTTTTGATTAGGGATATTTGCCATTTACAAAATCAGATACGCAGAGCAAGAATTGAAGGCAATTTCAAATTGGTGGATAGCCTTGTAGAAAGCCGACAAAAGATTATGAAGGATGGTGCTCTGACTCCTGCCTTGCAATCAGCGGCGGCGAATGGCAAAAATGCAGATTGCTTTGGTAACTGGATTAGAGACATAGAAACGATGCGACCCGCTGAATGGTTTGAAGATCAGAAAAAGTTTGCTGATATGGATGGCATGAATGAAGATATGGCAGATATAAAGCGAAGTATCAAAAACTTTATGACAGGATCAAGAGATTTCAACGTGGCTGAGATGGAAGGTCTGGCTGGAATACTAGACATGGAGGATTAACATGCCCTCTGTGAAAAATTTTAGAAATAATTATCGCCGCAAAGCTGAAGGGGAAGATTTGTTTGAAATCCCAAAACAGGCTGAGGATGCGATGGACAGCACGACAAAATATTCCAGGGAAAGACAAGAAAAAATAATTGATTGGATTACATTTTATCGGAGAAATGTTCACCGTTTTGTTGAACATTACTTTGGCATACATCTATATCCTTATCAAGTGTTTTGGATTTACTGGATGTCGCTTGCAGACAAGTTTGTAACGATTGCTGCCCGTGCTGATGGTAAAACATGGATTGTAGGTGTGTTTGCTTGTGCCAGAGCGGTGTTGTATCCTCATTCAGAAGTGGTTGTAGTGTCTACTACTAAGAAGCAAGCAGGGTTGATGATTGAAAAAGTCAAGACCTTGCGGGGTGAGCATCCTAATCTGGCAAGGGAAATATCAAATATTGTAACCAATCAGAATGTGTATGAAGTAGCTTTCCACAATGGGTCTAAAATTCGTGTGGTGGCTAGCAGGGAGTCAAGTCGTGGTGAACGCAGTACGCTTACCATCTTCGAAGAATTTCGTCTGATTGATAAACAAATTTTAGATTCAGTTATTGTGCCATTTGCTTATGTGAGACAAGTTCCTTATTTGAAAATACCTGAATATGGACATCTGATTGAAGAGCCTAGAAAAGTGTTTATTTCCTCTGCCTATCACAAGGGATTGTGGTGGTTTGATGAATACAAAGCTACTGTTGTGGGAATGTCTAATGGTGCGAATATGGGATTTCTCGCAATGGACTTCTCTGTTGCGGTAAGACACAAAATCAAAACCATCAAACAGTTGAAAGATGAAATGAGTACGATGGATGCTGTAACCGTTCTTGAGGAATATTTTAACATTCCTTGGGGTGAGAGTTCTAGTGCTTATTATAAACTGAAAATGTTTGAAAGAGCAAGAAATATCAAAACGGCATTTTATCCACAAAGATTTGAAACATATAATCCGAAGAAAAATCCGTACAATATTGAAAAAACGGATGGTGAAATAAGATTAGTTTCTTGTGATATTGCAACCAGGGCGGGGAAATCAAACGACCTTAGTATCAATGCGTGTATTAGACTTTTACCAACGCATAAAGGATATGCCAGGGAGTTGGTTCATATCGAATCTTATTCTGGTATGAATTCGGTGTTGCAGGGCATAAGAATAAAACAATTATTTTATGATTTTGATGCTGATTACATTGTACTTGACATAGCGAATAATGGGGTAGACAAACTTGCCCTCTCGTCGAGTGATCGACTTGTAATAAATTGCGGAATTAAGCAGGAAAGTCCTTCGAGGACAACCTGAACCGAAGGCTATTTTTAAAAGAATAGTCAGGGGCAGAGCATAGAATCTGACACTCGAAAGAGATTATAATGATTCCACGAGTCCGCAACATCTTGGGAGTAAAAATGTTAATAACAGAAATAGTTGAAACAAAATGGAATTCCAAAACAAAAAAATATTACGAATCTCTTGGTTATCAATATACAAAAATGGGAGATGTGTTCAAAGTAGGGGTGATTGATTTAAAAGATACTAGTGCGGAGATAGTCGAAGTACAGTGCGACTATTGTGGTAAAAGAATAAAGAAAAAGTGGAAAGAATATACTTTTTCAAAAAGCTCCCCTATAAAAAAAGATGCTTGTAACAAATGCAAACATGTCAAAGCCAAAGAAACGATGATGGCTAGATATGGCGAGGCACATTCTATGAATATTTCAGAGTTTAAAGAAAAACAAAGAAATACCGTCAGAGAGCGATATGGAGTTGATAATACGTTTCAGTCCGAAGAAATAAAGAACAAAATATTACAAACTAATTTAGAAAAGTATGGGGAGACTTCTTTTACTAAAACAGACGAATATATTCGGGCAACAAGACAAACTTGTTTGAAGAAGTATGGCGCAACGAGTTACACAAAAACAAAGGAATATAAAAAAAAGTATTCCGGCACAGGAAGTGCCGTATGGAAGGGTGGAAAAAAAGACCCTAGGTGGGAAAGAATGACAAATAAATACAAAACGTGGCGAAATAGTGTTTTCTCAAAAAATAAGTATATTTGTCAAAGATGCAATAAAAAGAGTAGAGAGCTAGAGGCTCATCATATTAAAAATTGGAATGATAACCCCGATTTTAGA